AAACTACTCAACCTGTTACTAACAGCACCGGTCTTGATGACATCCATTCTTATGTACACTTAGAATTTCCGTTCATTTAGTCTTAGCGCCCTATGACCATTTTATCTCTTAGTGGTGGCAGCAGGACTCGAACCTGCAATGCTTGGCAATCTTCACGTCTTTGCGTAGAACGGGATTAAGTTTCGTTTTACTTTGATGCCCCGTTTTCATAACATCGTAACCAAGTCTACTAAGAGTTGTCAGCGTCTATCTATTCCGCCATGCCACCAAATTTGCGTGTCTTTCCACGTTGTCAGATTGTACAGACCCAGCTAAAGAAAGGAGTCGAACCTTTCTGCCATTTACTATAATCTCAATCACCGAGCCGACTCGAACGGCATTCGCGGAGATGCAGAGTTCCGACCTCTATTAGTTTTCACGAACCTTTTGTTTAGCAAACAAAGCCTGCTCCTTGCAGGTTGCTATCTCCAATAAATGATATAGGCAGGACTTGCACCTGCACGATAGGATTGATACGGATTGTCAGGTTTTATTTTCAACCTATCTAACACTTAGCAAAGAATTTCACTTTACGATTAACCGTACTCAATTAACGTCTTCTAATTCCGCCACTGTATCATTTGAGCGGAAACAGGGAATCGAACCCCACTCTTTGGCTGGAATACCAACGCTCTACCGATGAGCTATTTCCGCAAATGCTTGTCTATTCCAAGCTGTCAATGGTTTCCGTTTTCAATTGACGTGTGTACCCATAACCATAAAAAGCCTCACACATATCTTTAGAACAAACTTGCTTGTTCATACTTAGGTTCTTTCTTCTCAACAACTCCAAACTCTTTGATTTCAATGCCAGTCTTTTCGGTAAGCCATTTTGCAAGTATGTGGCGATGGCAGAAATCACCTGGTTTCTCATAGCAGCATAGAGCAACATCTTGGCCATCACTTAATGTCTTTATTTGCTCCACCACCTTCTTCGCATCTTGACTTTCAAGAATATTGTTGTATAATCTAAGATACTCATCATGGGAACATGCGGCACTTATCATATACCTTGTTGGAGCCACATTAACCATTTGTGGTACTCCACTAATAAATCTTGGCCGTCCAATAGCTACGCAAATAATTTTAATTCCTGCTTCTTTTAATTTTCGGCTATTACCGAAATAACTTGTGTAAATTTTCATTGCTCTTTTTTTATTTTTATGGTGTAAAGATACAAAATATGACATATAAAGTGTCACTTTTAGTCATAAATTTATCTAATTTGATGATTTTATTGTCTCAACCTTGTTACATTTCATCATATGGTCTGTCTCGTGCCACATGTTGAAGGTATTACCAAGGTAGTACTTGTGAGTTCTTGCTCTGATAGGTTAAAGGAGTAACAAACCAATCTTTATTGCCTTATCCATCCTTTAAATACACTTTTACAATTGTTTTCATTGCTTTTAATGCTAAAAATGTGGATCGATATAATGACTTTGGTAATGAAGCATAAGCAAAACACCGCCCTTGTACGCTTGCCCATCTGCCACCCAACATCCATTTCTTCTTTTAGTGAACACCTTTGCGCCACCTTCAAGTTCTGGTAAAATCTTATAATCACCAGCATAGTAGTCAACACATTCCGTCTGGTTAAATGTAACCTCAATCTTGCATGGAGAAATAATTTTGGTAACAGTAGCCGCTCTCCTATCAGAATAGTAACATATAGTACACCCTAACCCTACTTCAGGAATTAAATTTCTGATGGCTTCCGCCTGTTGCCTGTCCCTCTCTTCTCTCCATTCGGAATACTTAACCCCATCTGGACATTTTCTGTTTTCGATTTCTCTAAGGATAGCAAAACTTTCTTTGCTTGTTAATTTCTTCGATATTTTCATTGCTCTTATTGATTAATTTGTTATTTTTGATATGTAAAGATACAAATAATATATTGATTATAAGTATGTTAAGTCTAAAAAAACATAGAATTAAGTTTTATTTAACTATTTCATTATCAAGTACTTTGATGCAATAATAGACTTGCTTTTCTCTATTTCCTTGTCGGTATCAATTCCGAGTTGACGATAGAAAGAGGAATTACCGGAAAGGCTTTCTCTTGCTATTTTCAAGGTTCTTTTTTCTTCTTTGGTAAAGCCTATACGAAAAGTAGAAAAGATTAACAATGCCTCTTTTAAATTACCAGAACGGAACAATAATATCCCCTTACTTGTTTTTGTTTCCATTGTATATAGGTAAATCTTGGTAATATAATATATTTCTGCCACACATAACAAAAAGCCTATTTTCTTTAACATACCAATAATAGTTATACATAGGGTTCCAATTAGGTCGGCTATTCATTTTTGTGCAATATAATTTTGCTTCTTGAATCATAGATTCCCGCAATTCCTTCAATAAACGTATTTCAATATTCATGACTTTTTGTTCAATAAATTATCGTACCTTGCCCCAAATACGTTTGGTGCAAACTTGCAATATGATTCATTGCTTTTATTTTTTATGCAAGACTTTCATCCTGTTGATTAACCCTATACTAAGTGTATCTCTCTTGAAGGAACACCTATCATTGTCCATATTTTACCATCTTTCAAATAATCAACAGAATATTCAGTTTCAAAAGTGCATATATTTGTATAAATGCCGGATATTGTTCCTAAGATATCATCTTTCTTTGTAGTAACAACTACTGATTGTCCTTTCTTAAATTCTTCTTTTTTCATTGCTCTTATATTTTAGCTGTTAGTAATATTGGTTTCTTTTTGCACTGTAAAGATACTCATTTTCAGGTGTTTAACCAAGACAAAACAATCTAAAGCTCCTTTCTTAAACTTAGTTTAACTTATTATTAACCAAGCACCTAGTCTATCAATTTAAATTCATAAACAAAAACATAAGGATTAGATGCAAACATTCCTTTGCCTGAGACTTTATCTATCAGGGCAGAAAAGGCTTCTCTAGGACTTCTTTTCATATCTTGCCAACTAAACATCTCAAATCTGTCTGATAAATCATATTTAAAAACTGTTCCGTCTTTAGTATATTTTATAATCCCTTCTTTCAAACAGTCCGCTTCCGATATGTCCTGTAGGCGTTCGCACTTGACTCCGGTGATTCTGATATGTTTCTTGCAAGCAGCAGCCGAAACAAACATCTTGTTATTCCAGCCTGCGGAATGTTTCATAAAACCACGAATACCTAAGTCTTTGGGATCTCTATCTAATGAGTCTGGATCATACCCTAAATCCTTGTAGCTTTGTGCAATGGCAACTACTTCGCCAACTTTATATTTGGGGAGAATTTGTCCGCCATCAATCATACGTTCATCTTCGTCATACATACATATTTCAGTGACTTCACCAGAAGGTCTCTTACATACAAAATATCCTGCAACGTTTACACCTCTAAACTTTAAAGGATAAGTAACTATTCTTCTCGTCATAGTCTTCCGACCTTCTAATACAGCTTGTGTTAGGGAAAATTTATCGTTAAACATTATCTTCTTCATGATTCCTCCTTCCGATTATTGATTTCGTCTTTACTTTGATCATTTCGATTCTCCTTCACATCTTCCCAAGCAGTCACTATTGACCAGAATAGGTTTAACGCCGTTACCACTACAAGAATTCCTGTCAACCATTCTATTCCCAGATGGTAAGATATCAAACAGGATATAAATGACAGCCAAAATGTTATCTCTTCAAATTGATAGTCTTTCATTTTATCGCCCCCTACCATCTTCTAAATAATCACTCATCTTCTCATACTCTTCACAGGTTATTTCCTTCCAAAAGGTAATCACACATCGCTTTTTATAGGTTTCCTGAAGAAACTTATGCATTTCTGCTAAATTGAAACAACCATCATCAGCATAACGTATTCCGGACCCGAAGAAGCCTTTACTTTGAAAGGCATAATAGTAGAACTTTTCCATTTTATTCCTCCTTGATTAATTCCGGATGATCGTAGATATTAGCAACCACCCGAATTTCTTGTTTATGATCGATCCACCAACCGGGAGAGACTTGCTGCCACGGATACATCCATTTTTTATTTAAGTCACTAATATTGGCAAGGCAGAAGCAAGCATATTCATCAATGTATTTAACTATCTTAGGATATTTGCCGTTAACGCTGATAATGTCTCCTTCGTATATTTCCTCACCATTCCTGTTATACAAGCCGGTGAACTGGCCTATGGTTTCAAGACAGACCTCATACATACCGATGCTTTTCCCTATTTCGATATCGTTTAAGGATGGAATGACGGCATATCTATCCTTTTCGATCTTAACAAGAGAGCCATACTGCCACTTTTCATCGTATATGCTTTTGCCTCTGAATTTTATTGTACGGTCCATTTTACTTCTCCGTTTTAAGTTCTTTCAATATTTTCTTCGCTATCTCATAATGATTCAATTGCCAACTGGTATAAACATCATCTGTGTGTTCATCGTAATGGTTGGCATATACGTATGCGTTCAAGTTTTCACGAAAGGATTCACCGTCTAAACCTAAATCATCACAATCATCGTACATTCTCAATTCATGAGCCACCTCCTTACATTCTTGATGTGTAACAAAGTCATCTATGGTTCCATCATAGACATTTGTCTGACGGACATATTTTTGTCCTATCGCTATCTTTTCACAACAAAACTCACACCTATGTTCTTTCTTGGCTGTTGGATAAGTTTCTCTTAGTATTGTTGGCATAGTTATTCTCCTTTCTTCACTAATTCCACTTCTGTCGGCTCGTCATCTTCCCAACTTACTTCGGGAAACAGGGCGGTATCAAGTTTAATCCAATCAAGCATAGTTTTGGCTGGTTGCCAATATCCACACTCATCAATCTTTACGGGTCGTGCATTGAAAAGGCACAAATCACCGTCTTTGTCTCTTGTTACATACATAACTTATCCTTTATAAGTTTAATTTACTTAATATCTACTCAATAATTTGTAAAACATTCGTTTCTTCTCGATGTATTTAAGTCCGTTTCTGCGAAGTCCCCTTTTAGTCTTGGACACAATCATTTGACAACCTCTAACGCCAACATATATGAAACCCGAATGATGACTTTTAGCTTCTTTAAAGGCCCACCAAATCGCTTCACGACAATATCTGTAACTATCATTTTGAACACCTTCATAGCCTTTTCGCATTATGAAATGTCCAATTTCGTTAGCTTCTTCTTCTGAATAGCAAATTGTAAATATATTATTCATCTAATTCTCCTTTCTTTAGTTCCTCACAATGTAACTTATAAGCATGGGCAAACATTTTCAAAGTAACAGGCTCAAAAGCAAAGTCTGCTTGCTTGCCTTCTACTACAACTGAAACACATAAATCTCCATCACAGAAATCAATATATGCTACAGCATCATTTATCCCCTTTATAGAAACAGTTTGTGACTGTATAGTATCATTCATTGTTAATCTCCTTTCTTTCTAATTCGTTACCATTTGTACATTAATTTGAGTTATTTGCCTAGAATCTGCTTCATACACCTACGGAACTCTTTTATAGAGGCAGGATTCATATTTTTACTAAGCATGATTTGCGATATTTCAATCGGATTATACTTTCTGTATTCAACCGGAATCTTTCCATATACTCCGTATTCCAACATTGATCTTCTAATATCCATTGGGATTTTCAAAGTTTTCAAAGCCTTCTGCTGTTGTGGAACGGAATAGGGCTGATAATTACTATCCCAATTCCCAAATACAGAAGTAACATAAAGAATCTTTTCTGCTAATCTTATTTTCATTTCTTTATCGGTTATTCGTTATCATTTGATTCAAGAGGAGGAATTGGCATCCAATGAGTTGTATCACAACCGCTAATCGTTTCATAGGAATAATTATCACTCCAGAAATATGCATCGCTATTATCGTCTGTATCCAAAACTGCAAGCCTCACTGTACCATCTTTAAGCCTGATTAATACAGGATCTCCTAATTCCGGTAACCTATCCTTTACGCTGACCCACGGGGATTGCTTTGCCTGCCATTCAGCGCCTTGAATAAAATTTGTTATCCCAAATTGCGCTAAGTTACTACCTGATAAAGTACGATCAACCGTTCTATGGTTAAACAAGATATTTTCTTTTGCAACTTCTTCTAATGTCTGTTTCATATTAATTTTCATCTAATTTTATCATATCTATTTTACTGACAGCCTTTAAGACTCTTAGAATGTCCTCCTGAAAGTCTATCACTTGTTGATTACGAACACTCTTCTTTAACTCTATTAGGGATAATTCCTGTATTCTTATCAAAGATGGAATGTCGTTAACCAACTCAAGTGTAATTTCTTTCTTCTTAGATTTTTTCATATTTCCTCCTTTCCTTTAAAGTGTTCGATTAGCTCTTCTACTGTAGCCTTATGATAATTGTCCACATTAAGGTCGTTAGGCATTCCATAAAAATCCATTCCGGGTAATCCTCCGTCAGAACCGTCTCGATATATACCCCAATCTCCTTTGTCATTAACAAAGAGTTGATTATGGTCTGTGTCATCTCTTAATGCGGCAATAGCAAGAAATAAATTTTCATTTGTCCCGCAATCAAGAAAATGTCCATATAATTCCTGCGAATAGGAGCAAGAGAAAACGGCTTCTCTCCCATGATATACTTTAATGTTGTCTCCAATAGCATTTAATCTTTCATTAGAAAGAAGTGGTCTAATCCCTAAACGTTTCAAAGACTCTCTTAATCTTTCAGTGTTTTTTCTAATGAAACATGGTGTTGTAAATCCCATAGTTAGTTCCTTTCTGTACAGTTTTACGATTTTCTTTTAGTTCTTCTTCGCTGACATTCTTGTTAGAAAGGTCGCTAAGATTAGAAATAGTAGTTATATTATCAGGTTTGCAAAACAAACACATTTGAGTATATGGTGAATATACTCTTCCACACTTCGGACAAATCCAACCTTGTTGCCCAAATATTCCGTTATACGGATTGATTGCACTTGATTCTTGTTTCATAATTTATTTTTTTTAATTATTCATCTTGAAAATCATCAATCTCATATTCCCATTCCATTGCATCCGCTTCTCGAATATTATCACTAAGCCATTCTTTTGCGTTTTCAAGCTCATCATCCCATTCAGGTACATCACCACCTTCATCATAGGCTTTAGCTAATTCATTATAAACTTCGTCAGGGACTTCAACATTACCAAGTCCAACTCGATAAGTTACTTTGATTGTTAAATCTTTAATATTCTTCATATTTCCTCCTCTCTTCTAAATCTTCATCATCTATATCTAATACCAGCCCTCCATTAAGAACATGTTCCATCATCCCTTTAGATAGCTTCATTGTCTGTTCAAGTGTAGGTCTTTTCCACCTAAATACTCGAATGTAATCCGGCACATTCTTAAAGGACCTTGTATGTTGCATTAACCCACCACAACTACATCCAATAATAAAGGGAGTAACACCTTTGTCTGCGTATGTGGTAATTTTATTACGACCACATTTTTCACACTCATATAAATCATACGTTCCGCGACCATCGTATATTTTAGCGTCTTCAATGGTTGATGCCATTTTTGTATATCTCTTTGTTATATCTTTTTTTTTGTCCATATCCGTATTTTAAGTAAATGTTTGATTTTCTCATGCGCCGATTTCATCGCTTCATCAGAAGCCTTTTCGAAAAGGCTATCTGCTATATGAAAGTCTTTTTTAAAGCGATTATCAGGAACAACATATATTGTATCTGTTATTTCTGTAATCCGTTTTATAGGAAACACAGTCAGATATACATTCTCGGTTTTACAGCTTGCTACTATGACAACTGTAAGAATTAATAATAGTTTCTTCATTTTTGTTTTGTTATTAGTTAAAATATTCACTACAAACAAATCCCTTTCGCGGGATAAAGTCTTTAAACTCACAACTTCTAAATATCCATTTCTTATCAGCCCATCCGGCTAAATCCTTTTGCCATTGAGGAATAATTTGACGAGGATTATTTAAGTCCCGGTAAGGCTGACAATGCGGCAAGAACCGACCACCTTTGTTCTTCCAATGATTGACACGCTCAAACGATTCTTTAAAGTCATTCAGCAGAATACAGTAGAAGAAGTATTCGCCTTTATACCCGTATTTGTCAATCAAATCCGTAGCCCGTTCACATTCTGCGATTTGTCCCGGTGTGTCACAACCGAACCGAATACGTTTTATCCACTTCACTTTAGCGAGTAGCCGGGCAATATCATCTGTCACTAAGCGGGCGTCTAAACCTTGATTGAAGTCTACACGTACTCCTATGGAGATAATCTTTTCAATCTGCTGCAAACCGTAGTCGGATGCAAGTATGTTGTTATCCATGAGTATGATGTTTTTTCTCCCATTGACGGCTATCTCCTCAATATCCATGTATGGGGTAATTTTGCCTTCTTTAGTAGGAACTACACACCATTTGCATTTGTTAGGGCATCCTCTTGTCAGAAAACCATAAGCCAAATTCTTATCAACATTATACAGATCGTAATCAGGAATCATTCTATCAATTTCTGGCAAAAGAACCTTTTTTATGTCATACCCTGTACCGCCTTTCTCGATCTGATCAGCATTAGTTATCCATTGCCGGTAATCCTCTGTAAAGCTGAATACTTTAGCCATATAAACTTTATCATAATGATCGAAAGGATTATACCAATCAACCTTGTCACCTCTTGCCTTATGATAGCTGCTTATCTTCATCAAGGCAAGATTAGGATAATTGCTATCCACAGCCAATAATCCAATATTCATTATTATTTCGTTTTACTCTATTCTATTTAAAATCTCTTTCTGTATAACCTCTTTCGCATTAAAATGAAAAAGTCCCTTTTTCAAACGTCTAACATCCTGCATCGACATTTCATTTATATAAAAGTAAAAGGCTTCATACGGATCACTGAAATTCTTAGCAAGAACATTATTAGGCTTGTTGTTCATGTTTCGTTCAATGGCGACAATCATACGCTTTGCATAGCCAGGAAACATCTTAAATTCAGTCCGCATCTGCTTGCATCCGGCAAGGGGACAACCAACGCAACCATGACGGGAGAGATTGTAAGGCGCATCGTAATACTTGGAATATGGAAGCCCGTATTTCCGGATATAGTTCCAAACATCAGCTTCTGACCATGTTAGAATAGGAAGAATATGCTTTGCACCTTTCATCCACTTACGTATATCGCATTGCTCTGGTTCATATAATGCTCTAGATTGGCTTTCTCCTGCCCTCATTCCTTCGATTGTACGCTGACCGATACCGTATTGCTCCTTCAACTTTTCACAGCAAAAACGCCTCATTCTACTGGGTAGTCCTTTGTTTTCAACCAACTGAAAGAATGATTTCTTTGGATGAAGTATTTGAACATGTGAATAGTTCTTCTTTATAAAACTGATTGTACCAGGTGGATCAACCGTTGTATTTGCGTAAAAAGCATTATACTTTATACCAGAACGCTCTGCAAGGTCAAGAATAACAACACTATCTTTGCCACCAGAAAAGCCTAAACACATTGGGTCATCACGTTCCATGCTGCGAAGAAAGTCGATTGCCTGCTGTTCCTTTTTATTCATTTCTGATTTGTTATTAATCAATTATCAAAATTTCCCGGTATGCAATGTCTATCTCATTCGTCTTCTCATTCTCATTGAAACAATAGCAAAGAAACCATTTCAACGTACCTTCATCCTCATATTGTGCTTTCCACATTTTACCATTATAGAGAGCTGACGGTTGAGAACGAGTATAATCCATGAGTATTTCAAAATCAAGTCTACTCATCACTGCATGAGTATCATCAATTAGTATCAGGTAGGTTGGCGGCTGTTGCCAACACATCCCATAAGGATGCGTCATCGGTGGAATAATATTATCTTTATTCATTATTATTCTGTTATTAGTTAATCCTTTCATATTTAAGCCCAAAACACCATCTTATCATTAGTCTTTGAAACCGATTTAATGGTTTGTAAACAGGAATAATAGATCGGGTCGACTTTTGAACAAGTTTAGCTATTGCTTTTGGTTGTTCTATATATTCTATTTCGCTCATACTTAATTAGTTATACGTTAAATGAAATTTAATAGCCACTCTTCAAACCTCATACATATATGCTTGCATGTATGTGATACGTACAATCCCTTTGAATAATAATTAATATACTTATCTAATATTTCTTCAAAAGTCCAGTCATATCCTTGCTGTTTGCAATAAGCGTTTATTTTTTCTTTTACTTCATCTTCATATTCTTTGGTAATCATATTGCCTCCTTTCTTTATTGTTATCAATTAAAAATATGCGCAAATACACTCTTCTCGTCAGACAGCTCAAGCTCTAGCTGCGAAGGATAACTTTTGATGTAGTTGTAGAACGCGAACATCTTCTTGTCGTCGTCACCGCAGCGATCTATCAGCAGCTTGATGAAGGCAAGGAGACAGTCTGAGTCGTTTCCGAAGTTCTCCTGAGTAGAAAGCTGGGTCTTGTCTACATCTTGCTTCAGCCGGCGTATAGCGGCTATCGCTGTGTTGAAATTGTGCTTGGCATCGTAACGCAAATCATAGCTCTGTTTTTTCATTTCACTTCTCATGTCAAGGAGAAGAGTTTCTACGACATCTGTCAACACATACGTCAGGTTGAGAGTCGTATTAAGATTTGTTGTTCCTACTAACATAGTTGATTATACATTTTTCAATTCCACTTATGCGCCATGACTTATGAAATGGCTGCTTTGCTTTTGTATATAACTCGCACCGTTTACATATTGGTTTCAGGTATCTTCCCTGATAATGAATACCGTTACAAATTACTGGATAACCTTGGATCATCATCTGTTCGGTTATTGGTTTTGTGATTTAGTAGGTAGATAACAGGCATAAGAATAGATTGAGTAAGCCTGTTGAGTACCACTTCTTTTTTTGTTAATTTTCTAATTGTTTTCATTGCTCTTATGTTTTTATTTATTTACAAACATTGACTTAGTCTTAAATCCAGACATTGCATTTACTATTTTCCCATAAAGAAATAAAGCGTTGGAACAATCGACTTCAAGACTAGAATTAGATGACTTTACAATATCACTTCTTAAATCTTGATTAGCGATAAGGAATGCTTCTTTTTGACTTATAGAATCAAAAGTTAATTGGACTGCAATAATTACTCGACAAGGAGTATTTAATTTACTAGCAAAATCCATAGCCGACAGTTCGTCATCAAAACTTTTTGGTTTATTGGGGCTATAAACTTTATAAATAAATCCCTTAAAATAAGAACAGTTTTTTAAACGTTTAATGTTGCTTGATTTCATAACTTATATAATTTTTGATTTACAGGTATAAAGTTACTTATTTTGCGACTTGTAAACAAACATTACTTTCCTTATTCGCATGGCTTTATATTAAATTAACTTGTTGATAAACAAGAATTTCCAATACGTCTTGAAGCCCTTTCAATAGCATCCTTATCACCATTTTCTACAAGCTTCTTTTCTTGCTCAAGATATTCTGCGTATGATATGCTATTATTACCACGCTCTTCTATCTCTTTTTGTCGCTGAATGCGGTATTGCTCACGTTCGTGACGTTCAATTCCCCTTCGCCTTTCGGATGTATATTCAAGCATAGCACTTGTTATCTTCATAGGATCAATGGCTCCATAAAACCTCCCATATTGTCCAGATTTAAAACGGGCTATGAAAAAACATATTTCAGCGGCATTGATATAATAATACTCCGAAAGGAATATTGCAGCCAATTCTTCAAGTTGAGTTTTGGCTATCTTTGTAGATACCTCTGCAAAATCATTCAACGTTCCAAATTGAATTTTAAGCCACTCCAGTGGTGTCTCATCCCCATAAGTAGAAGCCAAAAGCCCCAAACTTGGTATTTCAAGATTTAAAGCTAAATCTGCGTGTGTAGCATTACATCTGACAATTTTAAATTGTAAATCCGGATTGTAATCAAGAATAAATTGTGCCGGATCAGGGTATTTGGTCAATAATGCCCTCTGCTTCAAGTTCCTTTCTCTTTTTTGCGGCAGCTTCTCGGACGGTTGTAGAGACTGCAAGAATTGAATCAAGTTTTCGCTGCTCGCTATCTTGTTGGTTTTTACTAAGCCTTGTTCCATTGTAGTTACCTTCTAAAATTTTAGTAAAATTCGTAGGTCTGAAAATCCAATCAAAATCACATCGCCAGTTTCTATCATTCCTCCCTAAAAGAAATGGAGATTGAAGAATGTTGTTAAATACATCCATAATTGCTTGTTTGTCATATTCTGCTACACGAGCTTTTATTGATTTCTTCCTTTTGTCAGTCATGGATGACACTTTGGGAAGTTTACCATCAAACATCTTATTGAATGTATCCATTAAAGCATTATAATCAATTGCTTCATTTCCACTAGACTCTTCGTCATCCCCCGGGGGGATTATAGGGGGAATATCTCTTATTCCTTTTCCTTCTCCTATTATAAGCACTGATTGTTCCATGATTGTTCCATGATTATTCAGTGATTGTTCGGTGAGAAAACTATGTATGTCTTTTTGGGCTTTGTCTATCAGCTCTTTAGGTATGTTCAAATCTTCGGTATTGGGTCTGTTGATTACTTGATGCCGAGTAAAGTTAGGCAGATATATGAATCTCTCTTCGTTGTAAGAAAGCAGACATATAAATCCATTTATTACAAGCTCTTTTATCCATTTTTCAAACTGTTGCACCTGAATCTGATCATATGGAAAGACTTTAGATTTAAGCCAAATAGAATCACCTATAACTACTCCTATATCATCGGAAAAAGACCATAGTCCAATATATAATAGTCTGGCATCACGACTTAAACGTCCGATCTTTATATCATCCCAGAATTTGGGTTTAATAGAACGTATACGTGCCATGTTTGTTCGTAAATAATTTGGGTTTAATCATAACTTAATAAAATAAGCTCCATATTTTCATTGTTTCTATATTGTGGAACTCGGAAACAACTACTCATACAGAGCTGACTTATATCTTTGCTATACGAGAGTTCCACCAATCGCATTTATTCTTTTCACGGTGTAAATCTACAAATAAGTGACATTACTAATGTCATTTTTAATCAATTATTTTTCCGTGATTAACATTTTTTCTAATATCCTTTCCTTTGTAATGCCAAATCCTGCTTTGCAAAAGATATCTGAGTACGTATGTTATCTCCAGCGTGAACAAGAGTTCGATTTATGCGATCTAGCCATACAACCAACTGATTAGCAGTCACACTTTGAGCTGAAACAAACTTAATTGCAACAGTTGCCGGAACTCGTGATATGAATTCCATGTGTTGAGAGTAAACATTTGCCGTTACCTGATCTTGATATGCTTTTGCATCAGCTAAAAGTTTTCCAGAGCGAGCTAGGTAGACATTTATGTCGGTAAGACGTTCTATAAGTTCTTTAGGGTTGTCGCTAGCTGTTGTTTCAAGAAACGACTGCATTTCTTCTATTTCCTGTATAATAGGAGGCAGAGGACAATTGTCTATATTGCACGCACCTGTACCATCATTTTTAGGGCAGTATTTACAGTTTATTTCCATAATGATATAATATTAATCTTTAGGTGAAAATTCGTACTTGATTTCTTGGTCATCAAGTATGTATTTCTTGAATAACTCATTTACATCTATTCCGTTATGTTCCAGATATAAGATGTAAGTATAAAAAAGAGCAGCTGCGCTTCCTTCTGTCAAATACATATTAGTTTGGGAAGCACGGCCGGTACTTTGAGGATTTTCTACCGATAACAGGTAGGCATCTTCGTCTGTATGTGCAACAGTAACAAGACGGTGATCTGCAAATTCGCACCGAACCATATCTGTGATTACTACTTTTCTTGCTGAATCACTTCCATATCCGAGGGTAATTTCACCAATGTTTTTACTTTCTTCCATAAGAGGTGCTATGCTTTTATAGAGTCGTTAATGTATGATACCAACATTTCTCCCAATGGATGAAAACGCTTCAGTCCGCTAAAAACAAGCCCCGCACTCATGCCGCTGTGACCTTGCTTGGAGAACAAAGACCGACACCTCTCAAATCTTTCCAGTTCTTTTTTAGAGGTATCATTCAGAATCTCAATAAACGCTAACCAACAATCAAGCTCCATGCCATGATAGAGATCATTCAACCTGATAGGGACAATTTCATCCCAGTATTTCAAATGTTCTTCCGGAATAATACCCCTTGCACGTTTTCTGTAATCTTCGGTTAATTGCGGGATCTTAGCCTTAAACTCCGCTTCCTTACGATCATACTCTTCGTGTATTTTACGGATATATTCATCATGCTCTACTTTTGACTTGCCAGTCACTTTGACATACACGTCATCGAGAGAATCAGTAGAATACAACGTTTTCTCGTTAAATTCACCATAACATGGTGCATTGTCCTGCAATTCTTGATATGCTTTATCAAGATTGATTCCTGGGTAA